TTCCGTTAGAAGCATTTCCTCCGGAAGCACCCCAACCTCCGCCACCGCCGCCACCACTAGAAATATAGTCTCCACCAACGCTATTTCCAGAACCTCCAGTACCAGCAGCTATTGGATTACCTCCGCTATGGCCACCTTCCCCACCTGTACCTGGTAACACTCGTCCACCACCACCACCAGAAGCTGCACCAATACCAGAGCCGCCCCCGCCAGCACCACCACCTTTTCCTGAATTAGGGCTACCTACAGTAAGATTACCGCTAATTATTTCTGAACCGTCGCCACCCACTGAACCTACGCTGCCGCCAGCGCCGCCAGTCACGCCAGAGCTTGCATAAGCTCCCCCCTGTCCGCCACCAGCGCCGCCGCCATTACCGCCAGCACTAAGCCTACTAGTTGTAGTACTCAAAGATATTCCTGCTCCCCCTGTTCCCGGAAATATTCTACCCCCGCCGCCTCCACATGCAACTGTACTTGTAGCAGTTCCATTTCCCCCCGAACTACCAATACTTCCACCTGTGCCTCCAGTGGAAGGCAAATAATTACCACCAGCGCCGCCACCAGCACCACCACCACCAGAACCACTATTAAGGTTGCCACCCCCCGATGATGTTGTGCCGTTGCCTCCACCACCTCCACCGCCGCCTATATAGGCCGAACCGTTTGTATTGTTAATAGTTGTATTAAAACTTAAAGATAAAGCAGTGCCACCGTTTCCGGCGCTAACTGGACCAACAGTATCGTATCCTGCACCTGCTCCTCCACAGCCCATTATGTAGCCGTTGTTTACTAAAGTAATAGTATCGCCTGTTGTTCCTCCGCTTAAAGTCAATCCAGCACTGCTTGTTGTTGTAGAGTATAAATATATTCCCGCGTTAACAGTTACAGTAATATCAGACTTTCCAGCAACATACCCCGCTATGGAAGATACATTTAATGAGGCATTTGATGTGTCAGCACTAAAAGTATAGCCAATAACTGCTCTATTAGATTTACCCCAAAAGTTAGTTGGCATAGCTATTTGACTGTTTGGTGTTGTTACACCAGCTAAAGTGCGCACATTGGTGTTGTTTAAACTAATAGCGGTCGTACCGGTGCCACCCAATTCAATCTGAATTGATTGGCCAGCGGTAGTTCCTGCTAAAGAAATTGGTCCTGAAGAATTAAGCGCCATTTATTTACCTATTGCTTCATATTGTTTGTAGCAGGCGTCGAGCCCTGTGCGGAGCTTGTCTGCTCTGGCAGCTTCCCTAACAAGAAATTCTGCATCCTCGGCAGAAAGGGCTCGCCCAGTTCCGTCTTGTCCATTTGTGGCACCTTGGGTGCGACTGGGACGGCTACGCAACTGACTAACAGCATCGAGCAACTGAGAATTAATAGAAGTGATTTGGGCATCTTTGTCTTTTCTTATTTGGTCGGCGGCTTGTTGGTGTTGTTCTTGGAGCTTCTGGGTAGCAGCCATTTGCTCAGCTTTGTAGCGATCAAACCGAGCGGCTTCAAAAGAATAGCCAGCATAGCCAGCGCCGCATAACAGTAAAGCAACCAATCCAATTTTGACATAAGTAATTATTGATAAAGGAAACATTATTGATCGGGTTCAGTTTTTGACTTCATAGCAACACTGGCACCTCCGGCAGCTGAGACAATCCCAAGCGATTCGGCAAGCTCACGAAGGCTGACGGTACCGTGCAACACTTCATAGGCTGCCAGTAAGATAACGGCGAACATGCCGACCAGCCAAGACACACGGCCTAGGTCGTAGGTCGTGTTGTCCTTGCCAGTAAGTAGTTGCTTAATAATGTCGTTCATTTGCGAATTTGGTCTAGCTTATCTTCAATACGGTGGACTGCTTTAAGAACCTCTTCCCAGCGGTCTGAAAAGTCGTCCTTGTGCATGTAGTTTTCAGCCAAGTGTGTGCGCAGGTCGTGTAAGTCTATTTTAAGAGCCTGGACCGCAGTCCAAAGCTCTTTCATAAACCAACCGATTGCCACAAACACCAGCGGCAGTATCATGTTGAAAAAAGATTGTAAGTCCATTTTATTCTGCAGTCTCTCTTGCTAGGCGGTATGCCGCTTGGTCGATTGCCATCTGTAGGATTGGGGATACTGGAGCCTGGTGAACCTGTGGCTCTGGGGTATCTGCAACTACAATTTCTGGCTCCACTGGAGCAGCTGGAGCTTCTTCAATAGTAGCAACTGGAGCAATAACTTCAGTTTCAATAGTGTCTTTTAATGCCATGATAATAATTCCTTATTGTTGTTAAAATTAATACTTACCTTCTACAAATGTTAATATTTAATGCCATTATGGTGTTCCGTATGCTGTTATATTAGCTATTGTGGTAAAGTTACCAGAAGAATCTAAAGAAGCAATTTGAGTCCCTTGGTAAGCAAAATAAATTTTGCCGCCAGACTCATATATAGAAAAATTAGTTGTTTTGTATGCTCCGTTTACCAGCAAGTTGCCTACGCCCGCGTCTGTTGACGTGCCGATCGACACGCCGCCAGCGCTAGAGATGCGCATACGCTCCACGGTAGCTGCCTTGAACACCACCGGTGCGCCTACGTCCGTACCAAACACGAACAGCGTGTTGGTTTGGTCCCAGTACATCTGCGCCTTTTCGGTGCCGTTGTTGTACACCGACAAGGTGGTAAACTGCTGACCGCCGTTATCAATTGACAGGTTGTTTGAGTTGCCGCCCTTGACGTACAAGGTGGCTGGCGTAGACGTAGAGCCAATTGACACGTTGCCGCTGGCGTCTTTGTAGAACTGACCAGAACCTAAGTTAACAATACCAGTACCGCCAGTAAGTGTTGTGCTGTAAGTAATGCTGGTTGCGTTTACTGAACCACCGGACAGGTTGGTTGCTGTGGCTGCAGTTCCACTAATGCCGATTGGCCACGTGCCAACTGCGTTGGTTCCTGAGATTCCAGGGGCGCCAAGTGTGTTAAACGAAATGGTTCTAGCTACGGAACCGTTAAAGGTAGTTGGTGATGATGCGCCAGTACCGCTGTCGTTAAATGTTGCCGCGTTGGCTGTGCTTGATGCTGGGGCGCCAGAGTATCCACTGATACCGCTATAACCAGAAACACCAGATCCAGAATAGCCAGAGAATCCTGAGAAGCCACTGTAGCCGCTGTAGCCCGATGCTGCTGTCGCACCAGAGTAGCCTGATACGCCAGAGTAGCCAGATAAGCCAAGACCACTGTAGCCACTAAAACCACTGAAACCGCTGTAGCCTGATGTACCACTAAATCCACTGTAACCAGATGCGCCGGTTGTTCCTGATACGCCGTTTGAACCACTGTAGCCACTAAAGCCACTGTAGCCTGAGTTACCAGTTGGGCCAGTTGATCCATTGATACCGCTGTAACCAGATGTACCAGATCCGCTGTAGCCAGAAAAGCCTGAGAAGCCAGAGATACCGCTGTTACCTGTTAAACCACTGTAGCCACTAAAGCCCGAGAAGCCACTATAGCCAGACACGCCAGATCCGCTATATCCAGATACACCAGACCCACTGTAACCACTGAATCCGCTGTAGCCTGATATACCACTGTAACCAGAGGTGCCTAAACCACTATATCCACTAAAGCCGCTAAAACCACTAAAACCAGATGCGCCGGTAGAAGATGTCCAGTAAAAGCCACTACCGTTCCATCCAAGATAAGTGCCAGACACACTTGGTGCGGCCATAAACACAGTGGAGCTTACACCGTTTTGGTAAGGGATTTGGCCTGATGTGCCACCCGATAGATTGCCTGCTGCCGCAGCGCCAGCTGCGGAGGCAAGCAGTGTTACTGCGCCGCTGGTGTTCTTAAAGTACATCTTGCCGTCGGTGATGTTAAGTGCCAGCTCACCGTTTACAAGGTTGCCTGCCGTCGGGGCAACCCCAGAGGTGGCGCTGTAGTACAACGAAATTGGTGTGTAGCCGGATTGGGCCATGTTTTATTCCTTTAGGTGCTCTAGTATTTCTTTTGGTTTTACAAAGCGATCGTTACTGTGTTCGGTGGCCTCCCACCATATAAACTGATTTTCTACTAAACATGATCGGTCTTTTAGTAGGTTAATATTTTCTGGGTGTCCAAATATCAGCGGATCAGATGGCCCCCATAATACGATGCCGGGTACTCCTTCATCCCAAGCTAAATGTTGAAAAAAACTATCTACTCCAATCCATGTCTTACATTGCCATAGTAATTCTCGCAAAGCTGGAATCGGTAAATTCTTTCTAAAATCTGGTACTAATTGCTTTTCACCCTCAACGCCAATTTGCACAACATGTATAGTTTTTTGCAATTCTTGTACAAGTTGTTCCCAATATGGATAGTTTTTTGGGTTTTCTTTATTTGTTCTTAGTTTTTGTGCATACGGGGAGATGATAATCATAAGTACATCTTCCGGTATGCTTTTTCTAAACTATCTTTCCACTTCCACTGGTCCATCTTCTTGTAGACGTTCCACGGGTCAAGATCACCAAACAGCTGCACTGCCTCTGCTATTGACCTACCGGGAACCACTTCAGGGTAACAACTAAAAACTTCAGCGTTAGGTATTGAAGGAAGTATGCGGCTGAATACAATATGGTCACCAAGGCCACAATTGAGAACCACAATGGTACGATCACGGTACTGCAAAATATTTCTAAAAATCTGTTCATCATGCTCATACATTTCCTTCCTTGTCTCGCTACGAATCCCTCCGTCAGGATTCTTCATGTGCCAGGTAATGGCGTTTGGTACTACTAAAATGCTATAACCTTTTTGTTGCAGCTGAAAAGTAAACAACGTCTCTTCTCTGTGCGCTACCCTAGATAGTCCTAAATTATAATCTGTTACACCAGCACGATATAAAAATGAACAGTGTAGATGATCAACTTCTTGGGCTACATTAAACTTGCCCCACTGGATGTTTGGTTCTGAATCAATGTTATCAATTCGTCCAGTTATGCCAGCGGTGTTTGGTATGTGTGGTGGTGTCCAAATATGACTACCCACAGCACCCAAATCGGGCCACATATCAATCCAACGATACAACTCTTCTAATACATTTGGTTCTGGCACCGCGTCATCGTCAACGCGCCAAACCCAATCAAAACCCGCTAGGTTGGCTCGTTGGTGGATGTGGTGCTGACCTTTTTTGTCAGCGTACTGCCACTCCCATGCAATACCCTTAATATCTAACATCTGAAAAAAGTGCTGGTACAAAAACTCTTTTCGCATGTCCTGCGGCTCGTCATTGTCATCGTAGACAATCAGCTTATCAACCGGCTTGGATTGGTTAATGATGGCATTTAATACTAAGGGCAGTGTTGTGAAGTACCTACCCCGTGTTGCCACGGAACATAGTACTTTACTCATTGTCCCACCTGCAGATCATCAAGTTGCCCGGATTGCTCTGGTCTACTTGGCGCATTGCCGAGGAAATATTACCCTCAAAGTCGATGTACTCAAACGTAAATCCAGGGAAGTCTTTTTCAGTCAACCCATGCAGCTTGTGGTGCTCTCCCCAGAAGCCCTTTGGCTCGTTGTGAGGCACGGTAATTAAAAGGCGTTTGCAGTGCCCTTTTAGCCTCTCTACGAGCTCTAAACCGTTGTCTAGGTGCTCCACTACCTCGAACGCTATAATCGTGCTGTAGCGCCCCAAATCGAATGTATTAATGTCGGCGCGATAAAACGTTGCATTATCAGACCACTGTTGTTCTTTGGCTACGTTTATAATAATTGGGTCGTAGTCAAGGCCAATGTAGGCTTGCGTGTTTAAGAACTGGTAACCGTAGCCTGTAGAGCATCCAATCTCAAGCACCGAGCCCGGTAGTACGTTTTTCCCCGCCCATTCATATCTT